CAACGCCTATATCAACGCCTATATCAACCCCTATATCAACCCCTATATCAACCCCTTTTTACACCATTAACCATTTATATCTATCTACTATCACTACTTCTTCTACTTTTATTACCTTTTCTAATTGGGTATATATAATTTTGGTTTCTTTAGATTTTTTAGCTTTTGAATTTATCTTACATAAATAAGCACACCTTTTTAAAACTTGTCTAGGAATATTTCTTAATTTTTCATTATTAGTTAATATAACATGACAAGAGGGTTCGTCTTCTACATGAAACCAAATATCTGTCAAATTTGAATCATCTATTAATTTTAAGTTCTCACTTTTATTTTTTCCTATTTTTATTGTATAATTTTTTTCTTCAAACTCAAATAAACAAATCTTCATTCTTAATATTTATATTGATAATAACATTTTTATAATTATTATCAATTTTTTATCTTAAATTATTTGAGATTATATTTTTCATATCCTTATTAAAATTTTTTGGTTGTTTTTTACTCTTTATATTATTAATCAAATTATTTAATTGATTATTTAATTGATTTATTTGAATACTCCTTTTATTAATTAACTGTGTTTTTGCTTCAATATGATTTACTCTTTCAGTAACATTCTTACCTAAATTTATTTTATATGCTAATTCTTTACGTTTTAATAAACATGCTTTACATTGACAACCTTCATCCAAATAATGATCTACTTGAATATTATCAATATTTACGTTTTCCAAAGTAATTTCATTATATAATTTATATTGATCAATTGAATAAATACTTGCCGAATTAGTAATTTTGGATAACCAAAATGTATAATATTCATTTAATTCTTCCTGGGAATAATAATAATTTAAATATTTACATTTCATTACCTCATCTAATAAATTTATTGGAATTCTATAATTTGAATTAAAATTATTAAAAATATCTTTTATTGGTTTATTCTTTGTTTCGTAATCTTTAACTATATTCATTTGAATACCAAAAATATTTGTTAGTATATTTCCCCATATTTCACTATCCTTTAAACGTAATTTTATATAATTAATACCGTTAGACTCAATTAATAAATATTTATTATTAAAATCAAATGTAGTAGGAATATCAATATTATATTTATCTATAAAATGATCTCCTAAACCTATATACAAAAATATATTATTAAATCTATTTATTACTTTATTTACATTATAATTATTTATATTTTTATCTTCAGTATTAAAATGATAGGAACCAATTTTTTCAAAAAAAGTTGATATTTTACGTTCTATAGGACTCCTAAAAACATCTATTACAAAAATATTTTTACCCAAATATTTATTATATAAAATTAATTCATTTATTGTTATACCCTCAATACTGCCTAAAACTCTCAACATTTCTTCATCATGTATATGAATAATATCATACTTTTCGGAACAAAAAATTCTTAATGAACTAACAATTGAAGTAGAGCCAACTTTTGGAGCACTATAGACAAAAATTAAATTATTTTTTTGTGATATATTAATTTTTAATACCTCATTCACTTTTATTAATAAATTTATTTTTTCATGATTATTTAAAAAATCAAAATTATTTTTTAAATTATTATTTATTGATTCGCATATCATAGAATTAATAAATATTAATAATTTTTAATATAAACAAATTTTTAATTAATTAACTGTTTATTTGAATAAAAATGTTTATTCATATATTTCTGAATATTAAAATAATTAAGATTACTTATTTCAAAATCATCTATTCCCAATAAATTCTTTAATTTTTCATCTGGAACTATCTTATTATTTTTATTATCTATATTATCTTGTTCAAATAAATTATTTGTTTTAATATATTTTACTAAAAATTTTGTTACCTCAGTTCTAGCTATTTCAGAACCCTCCGGTTTTTCCATAAATGCACATAATTCTTTAGTAACCTTTGATGGTTTTGCAAACCCAGACGGTGCACGTTTATTTTGAACCTTATTTTTTTTTACATTATTTGTTAAATTCTTTAATTCTTTCTTTACATTTTTTTCCACACATTTTACTTTTTGTTGCAATGAACTAATTTGCATTTTAAATAAAGTTAGACTATCGTATATATTATTAAATTCTTCAAAAATTGAAGATAATTTTAAAATATCAGAATCAAATAATATTTCGTCTTTTATACTCATTTTTATTATATAATAATAATAATAAAGATTTTTAAATCATTATTATTATATATTTTTAATTATTTAATTAGTATTCTTTTTTACAAGATTCCAATCGCTATTATCGCGAGGTCGTTGCACTCTTGGTCTAACTGGTCTGGAAGAACGAGATTCTCTAGGCATTTCAATATTTCCAGATTGATTTTGATTACTTGTATAAGTTGAACGAGAATCACGTAAATCACGTCTTGTCTCGCACATTAATTTGCCACCTTTAATACCAGAAACTTCACCAACTTGAAAATCATGATTTTCTGTTTTAGTTTCAACTAAAGTAAATTCTACATACTCTCCCTGAACTAAATATTTATATTGTTCACTAACAACTTTTACAGCACTATGATGAACAAAAACATCGCAACCGGCTTTAGGTCCCTCAGTTACTGAAATAAATCCATAACCTGATTTATTATTAAACCATTTAACACGACCAATAAATCTCTCGTTTGAAACCACGGTGGAAGATGAAACATCAGCTGAATTAGACATTTTTATAATAATATTTTATATATAACCTTTATATCATTTTTATTATGATTAAATTTCTGTAATTTTGTTAGTATTATAATCTAAAATAAAATCTTTTATTAATTTTATTAAATAATTATAATTTGGTTCTTCATTAAATTTTAATTTATAAACATAATCTAACATTATTTTTATTATCTGCGGTATGTTTTCATTTATTATTAATTCTTTTTTAGAAACTAAAATTTCTTCATTATTTTTACAATGTAACCAAGGTAAATTACCATTTATTATATATATAATAATATAGATACAGGATTCAATGTCATCTCTGCGACTTGGTTCTATACCTTTATGAACATTTAAACTAACAAAATTAGGAGTCCCAATTATCTTTGTTATAGACTTTTCTTTAATGTGAATTCCATTTATTTTATATCTTTTACAAAAACTAAAATCAATTAAAAATATTTTGTTAGTTTGATGCTCTAACCCAAACAAAAAATTATCTGGTTTTAAATCTCTATGAATTAAATCATGGTTATGTAATACCTTTACTCTTTCAATTATTTGTATGCCAATTGTTAATGCTACAGTTAAATTTATTTTTTGATTTATATTTATTATTTTTGATAATGGTTTACCTAATAAATCTAAAACTAAATAATCATAAATATTATTTGAACTAAACCATTTAAGTTGTGGAAATCCATCAAGTTTACCCAAATATTGATAAATTCTAGCTTCATTTTTTAATGTCTTATAAATATTATTTTTATTTTCTATTTTTATTGCTACCAAATCCTTAGTGCGTTTATTTTCAGCTTTATAAACCATACCGAAACTTCCTTCAGAGATTTTTTCAATTATATTATATTTACTATTTAGCATTTGATTATATATTTATTATTAATTACCTATAATATTTATTTTAAAAAAAATATATATTATTTGAATAAAAAAAATAATTTAAAGGGTTAAATATAAATTAGAATATAATCTATGTATCCTTCTCCTATTCCAACAGGAAATAGTATGATAGAAATGTTAAAATCCCAACTTATGACTATGACAATGATTTCTTCAATGAATGGACCCGAAAAAACGGGTAATTTTTTCAATGTAATTTATATATTTTTGGCCACCGGGATAATAGATTTTCTATGTAAGTCTGTTTTTCCTGGTCTTGGTAATATTATTACAAAATATTATCGTGAACAAATAAATGCAAATAAATTGATTAATAAAATTGTTACCTCTGAAGGTAATAACATAAAAAGTGCATCCATCACTGTTCTCGTAAATATTGCTGATCATGAAAATATGTTTGGTCAAGCTCTTCTTGATTATGTTACAAATAACGAGAAGACAAAACATATTAGTTTTAAAAAGCAGAACTTTGTTCTCAATCAATCCGATATTATTGAAATATATGAGGAATATTTTGTCAAATTAAATGAGAACAAAATGGTAGATGCTACCGATAAATCAGGTAATGAAGGAATTGAACAAACCATTGAACTGTTTTCTTATAGAAAGTCCATGCAAGAACTTCGCGCATTTCTCAATAAAATTACACATGAATATAAAATAAAAATAGAGAACAAGCTCGGTGATAAAATGTATTATTTTAATCAACACCCAATGAATGCACCCACAACTATGAATGGTCGTAAAGATTATACAAAATTACCAAATAATAGCGTTTTTACAATGAAAGTATTTCAAACCAATCGTAAATTTACTAATTTATTCGGTCCCGAAATTTCCATTGTCCGTAAACGGGTGGAATTTTTCACCAAAAATCGTAAATGGTATGATACCAAAGGCATTCCTTATACACTCGGACTTCTATTATCAGGTCAAGCCGGTGCGGGTAAAACTTCAAGTATCAAATGTCTAGCTAATGAAACCAAACGTCATATTATTAATATCAATCTGAATAATGACATTACCAAGACACAATTGGAGAACCTTTTCTTCAATGAATTGATCGTGGTTTTAAATGTTTCTACTGGACAAACTGAAAAATATTATATTCCCTTGGATCAACGTATTTATGTTCTTGAAGATATAGACGCACAGAGTGATTTGGTTATGGAACGCACTACAAAAGTAACAGCCGTTCCTGATGTTCCAGTCAGTATAAAAACAAATCCTAATAAACCCGATACAAATTCAAACGACGATTCTTGGGTGCAATCCGAAAAAATAGACCTATCCTTTTTATTGAATTTACTAGATGGTGTTCTTGAAATCCCTGGCCGAATTGTCATGATGACTAGCAACTTTCCTGAAAAATTGGATCATGCTCTTGTTCGTCCTGGTAGAATTGATGTAATTGCCAATTTTACAAAATGCAGTCATCCGACTATGATTGAAATGATGGAATTTTTTTATGATATTGTTCTAAGTGACGAAGAAAAAGAGGCAATTTTTAGAACAAAAGAATACGTAATTTCTCCTGCTGAAATGAGTAAGATTATGTTTGAGAACTTTGGTAACCACGCAGGCGCGATACAAAAACTCGGCGAAATAGGTGGTCTTAGTCTACAATCTATTGAGAGTGAAGAACTTCCTATTGAAGTAGAAACAACAGACAAAGCCATTTCTCATCCACAAATGGTTAATGAAATAGAAAAAGAAAAATTAGTTGAATCTTCTCCTGAAACTAGAACGAGCATTTTAGATTTAGATATCAACAGCCGTTTAGATAACCTGACAAAGACGTACTTTCCAGATGACAACAGAATTGATAGAATTAATGATAGAAAACAACAATTATCTAGATGCGCGAGTTATATTAGTGGTAATATACACACCCCTCCAGATGCCAATTGGCTTAAATCAGTAGGCAACGAGGTTACCGGAAAATGTTTTACTCCCCCTCATAGCACTAATGTTATAGTTCCATATGGATCAGAATCGCAAACAAATCGTAACTCGTCAGATTACGTGTATGAACTGAAAGATTTTATTTTAGATCCTGTTGATAAAATAGATACCTTTTCAGATTACAAATATGAAACAAATCAGTTTAGTGCTTTTGAATAAAAATATTCGTTTATTATAAATGCCTTTACACCTTTTAACATTTCAAACGCCGATTCTTTTCTAATATAAAATTACGAGTTTTTAACAAGCATTCCATTTTTATAATAATTATAAGTAGGAGTAAAACCAAATTTGTTATTTTTACTAAAAATTTCAACTCTGTTATTTGGGTAGTTTTTTGATTCATTTATAGCATCTTCCTCTGACAATAATATAGTTATATCTTCCCATTCATTTCCACAAACTAATACAAAAACAAAATCCATTTATTTATAATATATAAGTATTATCTTTATATATATATATATATTAAAATAGGCGTTTGAAGTGTTAAAAGGTGTAAAAAATAAAACTAAAAAAAAGATAACTTGGCCTTCACGTCTTCATATATACTCAAATCATCGCACTGCTCAATCCAAAGCATATAAATATTTAGGACGCACAGCAAAATTATACCCTGGGACCAATTCACAAAAAAATATTCCATATTTGATAAAAAAAAATAACCATTGGGTTAATTTTGGTCAAATGGGATATGAAGATTTTACAAAACATCACAATAAAAGGCGCCGTAAGAATTACTTAAGGCGTTCTAAAACCATTAGGGGAGATTGGGCTAGAAACCCTTATTCCGCTAATAATTTATCACGTAAAATTCTTTGGTAATTTTAGTCCCTTTCTAATTTATACTTTCTAAAAAAAAAATTGAAATACTTTTTACTAAATTGATTTTATTTAAAATTAAAACTTTATTAACCTTACATATAAATGGATACCTCTTATAAAATTGATGATTTTACACAAAGTCAATCCCATGGACTTTTTTGGGATAATGAAATAAGAGAAAAAGTATTTGAAATACCATCTTGTAAAAATGATACCAAAAAATATGATATTGATTCAAAAGATAACAAATTTGATCCAATAGAAAATATATCAATCAAAACATCATGTAATAATAATATTGACTGTGGAGATATTATTAGATTCTTTAATGAAGATTTTCAAAATAAATATACTATAATTCTAATTAGGTATAATCAATTAACTCAAGATACAAAAAAAATAAAAGAAATTATAGAATTAGAATATAATTTAGAATTAAATAATTATCTTTTTGGAACAATTGATTTAGAAACTTTATCAAAGTATGTCCAAATAATAAAATCTATTCCTCATGGTATTGTTAGTAATGAAATAAAAAATAATTATAAAAATGTAAAAAAACAAATGCAAAAAAATTATAATATGAATATTAATATTTCACCAAAGGTGGATTCAAAAAGTCAACGTCGGGTTCAGTGTTCTATCCCTAAAATTGATAATATATTAGAACTGTTTCCTAATAATATTTTATCAAGAACAAAAAATGCATTTATAAGAGAAGTAGAAATTTCATCAGAAATTAAATCAAAAGCGAGAAAACGTTCTAAAAAATCCATTTTATAAATTTGTATTATTGTAAAATTAAATTAAATTCCTTAATTATTTCTTGTTTAGATATAGATTTGGGACCTACTGTATTATTTGAAGGATAAATAATACATTTTAAATTATTAATAATATCGTTTTTATTAATAGATTCTATAAACTTGATAAAATAGTGTGATTGCACACTTTTTTCATTTAAATTTGAAGTATCTATAAATCCAGCATTAACTCCTACACGTCTAAAAGAAATATCAGGATTTTCATCTTTTTTAACAAATTTAAAATTAACTGGTTCTAAATTTTCAACTTTGTTTCTTTCAACCGATTTTTTTTCCCAAATCTGGAATATACAAGGAACATCTTTTTCAACCTGTGAATTAATAATAAAAGAATTATAATCTAAATCAGTTTCAAACAATAGATGAAATTGTAAAGGAAAATATTTCTTCATACTATCTTTTTTGAAACTTTTAGGTAATATAAATGAAATAGTATCGCTGAATAAAGCCGATTTTTTAATAAACTTTATCGCGGTTGATGATTGTCTACCAAAAGGAGGGTTTCCAATTACATGAATTTTCCTAAATTTTGTATTTGAATTATCATTTGAAATAGCTTTATTTATATTTAATTCTAAATAATCTTGTTTTAAAATTTTTTCATGTTCTGGTTGTATATCATAAAATTTAAAATTAGAACTTAGCTTCAATATATTATTGATAAAAGCTCCATTTCCCGCACTTGGTTCAATAATTAAATCATTATTAAAATCAATATTAATATTTTGTGTTAAAATATTACAACAATTATTGACAACAGATTCTTTAGTATAAAATTTATCAATAGTTAATCTATTTAACCCAGTATTTTGCATATATTATTTATCAACAATTTATTAATATTGTTTTATAATCAATTTTAAATTATATATATAAACAGTATAAAGACTTAAATATATAAATATATAGTAATGGTTAAAATATGCTCAAATTCCTATCCAAAATCAAATGAAGAAAAATATAATCAATATTTTGAAAAGTACCCATTTCCATTGAGTTCTTTTCAAAAATATGCAATTGAAGCTATTGTAGAAAATAATCATATTCTAGTAACCGCTCATACTGGTTCAGGCAAAACATTACCGGCAGAATTTGCAATTGAACATTTTGTTTCCAAAGGAAAAAAGGTTATTTATACTTCTCCTATAAAAGCATTATCAAATCAAAAATTTTATGAATTTACTAGCAAATTTCCTCATATTTCATTTGGAATCTTGACTGGAGATATTAAATCAAATCCTGAAGCAGATGTTCTTATTATGACTACCGAAATTTTATTAAATACACTTTATGCAAAAAATCGTAAAGATGATAATACTTCATTTACTAATCAAAAGAATAATCTAACAATGTTTGAAATGGATTTTGAAAATGAACTCGCATGTGTGGTTTTTGATGAAATACATTATATTAATGACCCTGATAGAGGTAAAATATGGGAAGAAACTATTATGATGTTACCTTTACATATTCAAATGGTCATGCTTTCAGCGACTTTAGATTCTCCGGAAAAATTTGCATTATGGTGCGAAACGCGAGGTCAGATACAGTTAACGCATTTAACAAACAAAATTGTATATTTAACATCAACTTATGAAAGAGTAGTGCCTTTAACTCATTATTCATTTATCACTTGCACTCAAGGTCTTTTTAAAATTTTAAAAGATAAACAACTTGAAATGGAAATTATGAAAATAACCAATTCTTTGCAAGTAATACAGGATGCCAAAGGGATATTTAATGACTTAAATTATCAAAAAATTAAAAAAACTCTGAAAACACTTCAAGATAAAAATCATTATGTAAAAAGACAACATGTTCTAAATACAGTTGCAAAACATATGTTTGATAATAATATGTTACCTGCTATTTGTTTTGTTTTAAGTCGTAAAGCACTAGAGCAATGTGCAAAAGAAATTAATATTTCTTTATTAGAGGATGATTCCAAAGTTCCTTATATCGTTCGTAGAGAATGTGAACAAATAATAAGAAAATTACCAAATTATCAAGAATACCTAAATTTACCTGAATATTTAAATATTGTTTCACTTTTAGAAAAAGGCGTAGCAATTCATCACGCAGGAATTATGCCTATTCTAAGAGAAATGGTAGAATTATTATTTGCTAAAGGATATATTAAACTTCTTTTTGCAACTGAAACATTTGCAGTAGGAATTAATATGCCAACAAAAACAGTTTTATTTACTGATGCGAACAAATTTGATGGCACCAGTCCAAGAATTCTTTATTCACATGAATATACTCAAATGGCAGGTAGAGCTGGTAGAAGAGGAATTGATACAGTTGGTCATGTTATTCATTTAACCAACTTGTTTAGGAATACTGATCAAATAGCTATGAAAACAATGATGAAAGGAAAACCTCAATCGTTAACATCCAAGTTCAAAATTTCATATAATTTAATTTTAAATTTAATTGATATCGGAGAAAAAGATTATACAAAATACGTCAAAAGAAGTATGATCCAAGGAGACATAGAAAATAACATGAAAGAATGCTATATGAATATTAGTAAGTTACAAGCAGAGATTGATAATAGTCAATTGTTATTTAAAAATTGTAAAACTCCTAAAGATATTGTTGATGATTATATACAATTGAAAGTAAAATTACCTTCAAGTGTTAATAAAAAAAGAAAAGAAATTGAACGCACTATTAGCCAACTAAAAGATGAATATAAAAATATTGAAAAGGATGCTGAATTTGTTTCTAAATATAATTCAAAATTTTTTGAACTTGATAAATTAAATGAACAGATGTTTTCTACAGAAAATGGTTTGCAAAATAATATAAAAATAGTTTTAAATATGTTATCGGAAAAAGATTTAATTAAAAATGAAAACGATACAAATGTTTTAACCATTAAAGGTCATATAGCTAGTAGTATAAGAGAAGTGCATTGCCTTATATTCGCAGAATTAATTGAATCGGGAAAATTAAAACAATTTAAGCCAGAAGAATTAGTTGGTATTTTGAGTTGCTTTACAAATATTACTGTTCCAGAAGATAAATGTAATGTTTTACCTAACTCTAATATTGATTATATAAATAAATGTATAATAGACATTTCTAATAATTTAAAAAATCAATCTAATATTGAAATGCAAAATTTAATTAATACTGGATCTGACTATAATATTCATTTTGATTTAATAGATTATGCAATTAAATGGTGTCATTGTAAAAATGATATAGAATGTAAAGAATTATTACAAACTATATCTTTAGAAAAAGAAATCTTTTTAGGTGAATTTGTAAAAGCTTTATTAAAAGTTAATAATATTTCATCCGAAATGGAAAAAATTGCTGAAAATTTAGGAGATATTGAGTTTTTATCTATTTTAAAAGAAATTCCTATTTTAACATTAAAATATGTAGCAACAAATCAATCACTTTATGTATAAATTATTATTTATATATATTATATAAATGTTTAAAAATTCTCAAATTATTTCTATTACATTTTTATTTAACATCTTAGTTGTTTTTATTTTTTCTCTAATTTATAGTTCCATTTTACCTAATAATTTTGAACCATTAAATCCAAAAGATAAACTAACATATGTTGATTATTTGTTTTATGCTATAACTATACAATGTGGAGTTGGTTTACCAGATATTACAGCTTTAAGTGATATAGCCAAAATTTTAGCTATGGTCCAACAATTAATATTATTAGGAAGTTCGTTTATTTTGTTGCAACTATTCTATAATAAAAAATAGAAAATAAGTAAATTTATTATCTAAAAATTACCTTTTATATACAAAGTAATTTTTAAAACCAATTATGCTAACAAAATACTTATTATTTTTTTAACTCTGAAACATTTAAGACTTACTAATTTCTCACTAAAAAACGCAGAATACAAATATAATTGTGGAAAAATAATCATAATTTTCATTATTTAAAATTTGGCATGATAACTGATGCAAAAAATAATAATAAAAATTTAGTAGTGTTTTTCAGTAACAATTTTTTTCCAAAAAGTATTTTAGGTTTTGAAAAATGGACAAAAATAAATGTCCAAAAATGAAAATCCGAAAAAAGTCTTGAAAAAGACCCTCTGTACACAGATTCCAGACCATAATGGTTTGAAAACTTAAAAAAGGCGAGAAAAAAGTGTTACGATAAATTTTTACATTTTTTTAAAAAACTATTTAGGAGTTTTTTGTACTATCATTTTAGGATAGTAAATGGATAGTACTTTTACGCCAAATTACTCCCAAAAATTCCATTGCGAATTTTGTGACTTTAAATGCAGTAAATTAAATGATTGGAAGAGACATGCGTCAACTGATAAACACAAAAATAGGACAAATGATAGTACTTTTACGCCAAATATAAAATCCAATGTAAAAAAACAATCAAAAATCTACATATGTGAATGTGGTAAAAAATACAAATATGATAGTGGATATTTTAGACACAAGAAGACGTGTAAGGAAACCAAGGAACAAGAAATAACATCAGAGAAGGAGTTAATAATGATGTTATTAAAAGATAATAATGAATTTAAAAATATTATGGTAGAACAGCATAAATCAATGATGGAAATAATGAAAAATGGAACACATAATACGATAAATTCAAATAATAAAACATTTAATTTACAATTATTTTTAAATGAGACATGTAAAGATGCAATAAATTTATCTGATTTTGTAAATCAAGTGAAAGTATCAATTAATGATTTAGAGGAAACAGGAAAATTAGGATACGCAGAGGGTATAAGTAAAGTATTTATAAATAATTTAAATGATATAGATTTTAATATAAGACCATTGCATTGTTCAGATTCAAAAAGAGAAATTCTTTATATAAAAGATAATGATGAATGGATAAAAGATGACGACCAAAAAAGTTTTTTAACAAATGCTATAAAGCAAGTTGCAAATAAAAACATAAAACAAATAAGTGAATGGCAAAAATTATATCCAGATTATTCAGATCCAGATTCAAAACAAAATGATAAATATATGAGAATAGTCTTGAATTCAATGTCAGGATCAACCAAAGAAGAGTCAAATAAAAATTATGAAAAAATAGTGAAAAATATAACAAAAGAAGTAATAATAGCTAAATCTTAGAAATCTTCAAAAAAAAATTATAATATTTATACAAATAATATAATATTTACTTTAAAAAATTTAATTTCTTTTTCAACTAAAAATAACTTGTTAGTATCATTCAAGAAATTAATTTTTTAAAGTAAATATTATAATTTTAAATCCAACATTATCAAATAGGTAAAATTTATTAATTATTATTATTAATAGACGGTAAATTAATATTAACTCCGCCTCATCCACCACGCATTTTACAATTACGATTACAATTACGTCTTTTGGTAAAACGTTTTGTTTGTTTCTTTGATTTGATAGATCTATTTTTGTGACGTTTGGTAAATCCTTTCATATAATAATAAAATAAAAAAATTAAAAAATAAAAAATTATTTAATTATAGTTACATTTTGGACACCAAGAACATGAGTTAATGAAGCAAATAATAACAAAGATTCATCGTATTTAAAAGAAATATAACTATTAGATGAAAGACACCCTTTATTCCACTGAACTTGTTTACACATTTTATCATGATCGCCGAATTGACCCTTCATATATGAAAGTTGAATTTTAAATCCATTATTAATTAACTCTAATGGTTCATCATCAATAGATTTTTTTAAATTGTAATAATCAACAATAAGTTTTAATTTATCTTTATTAATCGTTTTAACATTAACTTTTATTAACATTATATAATAATATGATTATATAAATGTTTTTATAATATATTATTATTTAATTCATTTTTAAATAATAATAATAAAATTAGTTTCTTATGGAACGTGTTTTTCTTTTATTTTTATTTTTTTTATTTTTGGTTTTGATATTTTTTTTATATTTTTTCTTAAAAGTTTTACGGTTTCCTCCATATTCTGAAATATTTCTGCCTATATCAGAAGGTAATACAGATTTATAAGAGGCTACAGGAACAAAAATTTTTTTAATAAGACTGGATAAAATATGATATTCTTGTCCCTGATCATAACCATTAGTTTCATCAAATGGATTTTTAAAAACTAACATTTTTTCAGATTTACCATTATTATTTTGAACATTATAACTTCTAACAAATTCTCCGGAATAAATATCATTATTATTTTTTATAATTTTATAGCGAATTCCTGGATTTAAATTATTAATATTAATATTTAAAGATTGCATGTATATATAATATTTAGATAAATATTGATAAAATTATATATATATTATTTATTTAGTTTTTTACGTTTTATATTCTTTCTTTTTTTTCTTGTAGATGATGATTGTTTCATGTATTTTCTTTTCCTTCCTGTTCCACCCTTTTCCCATCCCTTCTCAGGAGTATCAGGTATTACCTTTGCACTAGGGTTTATTATTATTGAACCCTCTAAAGTATTATTAGGAAGATAAGACGTTTCAATAAATGTGCTCAAATTATTTAATTGTTGAGCCATTCCATCTAATGATAAAATATATTGAACAATAACTTGAATTAGATTTAGATAATATAATTTTAGCTTTGAATCACTAGAGGAATCAGAAAAAACACTAAAATTATTTGAATTTGTAGTAAAAATAGGTTTGCCTTCAAATTTAATAAGAAAAACTAACAAAGAGTTTATAATAAGTTTGATTAGCTGAGTTTTAGTTAAATCAACGGTTTGGTTAGTGACAGGAGACATTTGATTTCTGGTAAATATATCACTACTGTAAGGAGTGGATAAAACTAATTTAATAGTAAAATTATTATTTGATTGATCTGATAAAATAATATCATTAGTTTGAATTTTATTAATTATAGAATCAAACGTTGTTTTAACTAAATTGCAAAAAATATTACTTTGTTCTGAGTTTAAATTATTAAATCTAGCTGTATCTCTAAAGCTAGTATTAGATTTATTTAAAATAGAAATAGAATTATTTAATATTTCAATAATATTATTACAATTTAATTCATTACTCATATAATAGTAAAATAAAATAAAAAATTAAGTTTTAAGTATTAAGTATTAATTAATTGTAAACGTATTTTTTTTTTGAATTTTTCTTCATTGTTAAAAATAAATAATTTGAGTTGATGTTGTGTGTAGTTTTCAAAATCTTGAGAAACAATAATTTTGGATGTAATTTTTAGATCAGGAATATATGCTGTAAATTGATAAAGTCCATTTAAAGTGATTAATTTATCAAAAATAATTCCGATATATATTTTTTCTAAAACATTTTGATTATTATATATTAAATGTAATAAGTTGCAGTCATTTTGAACTTGTCTAATTTTTCGCATAGCAATATTGATATAATCAATTTTTCCACACCATTTTTGATAAAATTCTAGAGAATTAGTTGAAAGATTGGTTAAAGAAAGATTATGTTGAATTTGAATAATATTTAAAAGATCTACTATTCTTCTAATTGGAGATGTAATATGTATATACGAATCTAATTGTAGCATTTCATGTTTTAAAATATTGGTGCACGATTGATTTTGATAATCAATATACTTGCCCGAATTACTAGACAAAATTTTCAAAAATTGTGTTACTTCACTAGGTAAAGTTTCAGGTGCCATAGTTTTATTATTAGAAGAAGTAGCACGAAAAATGCCATTATGATGTTGTAATAGTTCTTTAGAACAATGATAATTCATAAATATCATAAAATAAGCAACAAGATCATGACTATTGTCAATTGATTCAATATATTTATATTTCGGAAGAATATTTAAAGCTGTAGAAAAAAGAAATTTATAATCGGAATCAGAAAGTAAAATACTATCTTCATAAATAAAATTTTTGAATACTTTAATTAAGCAATTTTTATATTGAATAGAGTAAATAGTAAAATTGGAATCAAGTATAATATCCATAGTAAATGCAAATCTTCGGCATTTTTCTTGAAGAGAGCATAAACAATCGGAAAGAATATTAGGTAGCATAGAAATCTTACGATTGGGTAAATAAATAGTGCTGATGCGTTCAGAAAAGGAGTCCCAAAGATTTAGGAAATCAATCCAAAGAGAAACGTTAGAAATATAAATAGAAAGAAGAATTTGATTATTTTCTATTTTTTTGATACTAAAAGCATCATCAAAATCAACGCTTCCTTGAGGATCAATAGAGAAAATTTTCCATGAAGTGCGATCTTCAATATTAGAATAATATTTAAAAATATTATTAATTAAGGAGTCATTATCTTTATCAGATGTTTTAATAATGATTTTATTAGCCGTTTTATTGAAATTTTGGTTAGAATGGAATAAATTTTTACAATAAAGCTGATATTCATAAAAATTGGCAAGAATATCAACAGGACCCAAGGTTTGAGACAATATTGCATAAGGATGTTTTTCATTCCAATTTTTGAAACGAATAGTAACATATAAATTGGTTAAAACTTTGGAAAAGCCTATTTTCTGAATTTCATAAGGCACAAGAAAAATTGGTAAGGAGGGGTCATTAGGAATGCATTTATAAAGTAATTTACCTTGTTTAACAAGGGTTTTATTTTCGCGACCATATGTTTTATTATTTTCAATGATAAGAACTGCTGCAATATTATCATTGGAACGAATAGGAGAAGAAATTATTTCAACTTTTCCTTTATTAAAAGTGAATATATCTTCATTTAATAATTTTTCCTGTAATGGATTAATATTATTAATTAAAATTGGATCCATAGTTGTTGAGTTTAAAATAGTATATGAGTCATAATTTCTGTTTAAAATTTTTATTACATGTAAAGTCATTTAAAAATGTTTATTTTTTTTAACAATCTAATATTAAATATAATATTATCTTTAAATCTTTTTTATATATATTTTAATCTATTATTTTATCCTAAATTGAAGCTTCACTATAAATTGTAATGGTAGAAGGGTTAGGAATTAAAATTTCGGGTATAAGAGAATTAGGTATAAGAGAATCAGGTATAAGAGCCTCAGGTATAAGAGAATCAGGTATAAGAGCCTCAGGTATAAGAGAATCAGGAATAAGACCTTTAGGTATAAGAGAATCAGGTATAAGAGAATTAGTTAATAATGATTCTGATTTAGAACCTAAATTGTGTATTCTACATTCTTCTTCTTCTAAAAAATTATCTTTCATTTTGATTTTGTTAGTAGATTCTAAATTTTTAATATCTATTTTTTTGGCAATTTTACGTTCAATATTTTGGTTTTGTAAGGCATACATGAAAATATTTGGACAAATAGCCAAATTATTCATATAAGTTCTATACTTAAAACAACTAACACTAGAATTCTTTTCAAACTTAAAAGAATACCACCAATAAGCTGGAATAAATAAAAACCGTCCAGGTGTTAAAACAATTTCTAAACATTTTATTTTATCAAAATCGGTAATAAATTTATCTTGAGGATTCCATGGATTAATTGGAGATTTAAATTCAAAATTCTCATAATCATTTATAGGATGTAAATATTTATAACTTTTTGGAGGAGATAATTTAACTCTAATAGATCCCTGTGTAACTATAAAATAATTTCTATAATTTAATTCATATCTAAAAGGAGTTTCAACTTGATTAGATCCCATTAATACATCATAATAACAATTAGATACTAAACTTGGTCGTAAACTTCCATCATTAAAAGTCATATTTTTTAATGCACCAGTTTCTAATAAAAAATCATAATTTCCTTCACTGAAATATTTAGATTTATCATCTTCATCAAATAATTTATTTGCTAAATGAATAGGTAATGGTAAATATAAATCAGATTCATTTGAAATATCAATAATATCTCTAATTTTAATTTCAAAAACAGGATAATTATTCAATAAAAAAGTTTTATTAGTTGTGCTAATAATTTTTTTACCATATTCTTCATCATCAAATAAAACTGGTTGCCTAAGATCACAAATTTCTTCCATTTTTTCTTTGGAAGCTTGATCAACTTCATAGATTTCCAATTCATTACTAGTTTTTAAATGAAATTGAGTATGTAGATATAAAAATAATATTATACAAAAAACAAAACAAGAAAATATTATTTCTTTAATTGATGTAAGCATTATTTTATAAGAAATAATAAATTATTTTAAAATTAAAAACGAGTAAAAATATAATATTTTTTTTATTTTTTTTATTTTTTTTATTAAATATAAAAAATAAAAAAAATATTTATTGTATTATTTCAATTTTCTTTTGAGTTTCTTTATCTAAGAAAATTGATATTATTTTATAAAATTGAGAAAATACAAACGGTGTATTATAAATAAAACATTTTTCTAATTTGTTAGGATATTTTTGTTTAAAAAAAAAAGACATTTGTTTAATAAAATCATAATGCTTATCAATTTCTGAAATAGTTAAAGAATTCATATTTAAATAAATAGTAAATAAATTGTTATTAATTAAAATTTCGTCTATTTTTTTTGTTAAATACTCTAATATTAATTTATAAGTTTCTTTACAACCAAAATATTTGAAATATTTATAATTCAATATTAAATAATTATTATTTATAAAACAAAATTCATTTAATATAAAATGCAAATCGCCTTTTTGTATTTTTGAAATTATAAATTCTTTTTTTATATTCCTATTAATAGATTTAATAATTGTTTGTGAATGTGAATCCATAAATATTTTTTTTAAATTTTTATTTTTGTTTAAACTAATAAACTATTTTTCAATTTATGGATTATTATTAATAATATCATATTCAGAAAATTCATTTTCAGAAAATTGTTTTAAATTCATTTCAGAAAATTGATCACTTACTTCATCATAAGTAATTTCATTTTGATTATCAAAATTTTCTTCATTAGATAAATAATCAACTCCATTTAATGTAAAATTCAAAATTTTTTGACTATTTTCTAATGCAATATTTTGTAAAGAATTTAACATTTCCTTGGTTTCAAATAATTCTGTTTTCATATTTTCAATTTGAAATTTTAAATCTTTATTCTCTTTGCCCATATTGACAAATACTGTTTTATTTTGTATAATAGTTTGTTTAATAGATTCCATTTGTTGTTTAACTAAATTAATTTCTGGAGTAGTAGAATTTCCTGAACTAGAATTTGATGATCGTTTTTCAACGGATTCAAGTCTATTTAATATTGAATCAAGAATAGACTTATCAATAGCTATTAAACCATCTTCATTTGAGGAATAATACGGTTGGTTATTAGATAAGTTTTGCATTTTTGATTCTAAAGAACCAATTCTTAGCGTTATTAAAGTAATAGCTTGAGGAAGAGTCATTTTTCCTATATTATTAATATTATTTTGATTTGCTAGATTTTGTTGATTGGCCTGTGCTTGTCTAGCAAACATTTGAGATGAATTAATAGATGGTTGAGGACCTCTAGACGAAGGTGGCGCTTCATTAGGAACAGCTCTTCGTCTTTGAGCAGCTTGAACGGATCTGTTTGAACTCATTGATATAAATATTATACAATTTGTTTCTAAATTATTTACGCAAACTCAATAAAAAGGTATTTTTGATTATTTTTTATTTTTGTAAAAAGATGGAATGAAATCCTAAGTTTAAATTGCAAGGTATATTAATATCAATAATTTGATAATCACGTAAATTTAAGAATGATATTAAGTCTAAATTATTTTCAATATTAAAAAATATTAAATAAGGAATTTCGTTTAAATAAAAGATAGAGGGTTCACCACAAATATTTTTGTTTTCAAAGAAAATTTTTTTAAAAATTGTTAGTTTGTCTACAATAATGAAACCATTTATTCTTGGATATTCATAATTTCTTAAAATAATTTTATCCTCAAATGGAATAGGAAAATCAAGATTATATTTTTCTAATTCAGGATTTTGGATTATGGTAACTTTTTTTGTTTTTTTATTAATTTCAATTTTGCGATATTTTCCATTTATTTTAAGATCATTAAAGTTAAATGTATCATAAATTGATAAATAAATAAAAATATTATTTTCAAAATCTTCTACAAAAGAATAATGAAATGTGAAAAAACTACTATCACATAAATATGTTTCAACTGATTTATTAAATTTATCAAAAACATAAATATATGTATTTTCATTAGGTTTTATAGAAATTGGTATTTTACAAAACAGTTTTTTAGGATTAATCTTAAGAGGGGAATCAATTAATATTAATAATTTATCATTAGAATAAAAATCATGAATAATTGGTATATATTTAAATTTAAATTCAAATTGATCAATAATTTTAAGATCTGAATTTAATAAATAATAAATTACTTTTTTCCCAAAAATTCTATAATCAATTGTTTCAATATTTCCGTTTTTCAAACTTTTAGAATGTCCTGAAAAATGCTTCAAATTTTCAATATTGATTTTCTCAATTGTATTAATATTTTTATTTTGAAAATTAATATTTATCAAATATGGACTATCTCTTTCAAATAAAGCATAATTTTTTAACCCATTATTTAGAATAGCAGTATTTGCTGTTCCATATAAATTGGGAAAAATTCCAAATTCATTTAAAATACCATGAATTATTTTTATTAATAAATTTTGAATAATTTTACCATTTTGTCTTTCATACAAAACTTTTTCTGTTTTTATTAAATGCTTTACGAATGTTAATTTTCCTTGATCAAAAAATACTCCTTGAATAAGACCGTCGCCGGTAAATAAATCATACAAAGAAAAAATAATATTAGATTTTTTCTCATTTAAATTGCTGATTTCATTTGGAATAGAATTCATTTGAATATTTGGTCCAATTAAGCCATAAAATCCATTCAAATTTTTAAAAATATCTTGATTTTGTAAAGACAAGTTGATAGTTATATCGTGATTGAAAACAAGAGATTCATTAAAATTATGTCTCATAAATCTATTAATCAAGTTAAAATTTATAAAAGCTTTATAAAAATTAAAATTAAATATAAATATGAATAATAAAAAAAGTAAAAATAATTTCATCTATAATTAGATATAAATATAAATAATATTTAATTATAAATTTTATAATAAATAATAATAAATCTAAATAAAAAAATTTTGTATAATTGATAAACATGAAAAAAAAATTCTAAGCGACCATCTGGAATTTTATTTGAGGATGATGTTGATAGTTATGAAGTTCAAAATCTTCAACGGAATAATCATTAATATTTTCTCTTATTTGTTTTATAGAAACAGTAGGAAAATGATAAGGTTCTCTTAAAAGCTGAGATTTTATCTCTTCTATATGACTTTCGTATAAATGACAATTTCCTTTAAAGTAAACAAATTCGTGAGCTTCTAATCCACAATGTTTGGCAAGTAAATGTGTAAGAAATGAATACGATGCAATATTTATTGGCGTTCCACATGCTTCATCATTTGATCTTTGAAACATAGCACAAGATAATTTATTACCTTCATGGACATTAAATTGACATAAAACATGACAAGGAGGTAAAGCCATATCCTTAAGCTGACATGGATTCCATGCAGACATAATTAATCGGCGACTATTTCTAAACAAAGGATCTTTTAATGAATTAATAATATATTGGAGTTGATCTATACCTTCTCCGGTATAATCTTCGTCGCCTTCCCATTTAGCATTAAAATGACGCCATTGATGTCCATAAATGGGTCCTAATTCTCCATCTTGATAATGATTTAAACCGTTAGATTCCAAAAATTCGCGAGATGAATTAGCATCCCAAAAATGAACATCTTGTTCATTTAAGATTTTATTATTAGTTTTTCCACTAATAAACCATAAAAGTTCTTTCAAGCAGCTTTTCCAAGCGACTTTTTTAGTAGTCAAAATAGGTATTTTGCCATTTTGAAGCGAGAATCGCATAGTGGCTCCAAAAATACTTTTGGTTTTGCCATTTCTAGATTCTTCATAAAAGCCATTTTCAAGAATATTTTCAATTAAATTTAAATATTGATATTCTTCTCTATTATGCGTAATATTAGCAAATATATTTTCTCCAACTTTGTGTGAAAAATATTGGTTATCCATATTTATCTAATAAATATATTTAGAATAGTCTTTAATTAAATATTGCAAATAATATATAAATCCTAGTTATAAATTTTTAATATTTATTAATATTTTATTTCTATATATACCCTATAGAGAATGGATAGTCTAGATGAAATAACAAAATCAGGTAATGGAAAAAATGGATTTATTAAGCATGTATTTAACTTTAATGAAGACTCTAAATCGGAAATGCTTAATATAATTCAATATGCAGTTTTAGCACTAATTCCTGTAATTATTTTAAATAAGCTTACACAAAAATATATTCCTGAAGCTGATGAGGACAAAAGTTCCATTGAAATTGTAGCTGAAATTTTAGCACAAGTTATTGCAATGTTTTTATTTCTTTTAATTATTCATAGAATTGTTACATTTTTTCCTACTTATAGTGGACAAAAATATGCTGAATTTAGTGTAACTAATATTATTTTAGCAATATTAGTCATTATATTAAGTCTTCAAACAAAATTAGGTGAAAAAGTTTCTATAATTGTTGATCGTATTGCTGATTTATGGAATGGACCAAAAGATACTAAAAATGTCAAAAATGGGAATATAAAAGTTTCACAACCTATTTCTCAAAATCAAATCGCTTTAAATCAATCTTTAAACTCTGCTGGATCTTCATCTGGAACAACTTCTATAAGTTCCTTACCACAAATGCAAAATACTATGACTCAACAAATTCCAGATTTTAATCAAATGTATCAACAACAGCCAACTCCTTTAGTTGACGCAGCAACTCCAGGTATGGATAATTTTGAACCTTTGGCTGCTAATGCTGGAGGCGTAGGAAGTTTCGGTTCAGCTTTTGGTTGGTAATTGAATAAATATATTATTTTTTTCATATAAAATATTATTTTTATATGAAAAATAGAATTAGAAAATGATTTTATTAATTATTAATTATTAATTATTAATTATTAATTTTTCATATAAACAAAAAATGGCGATAAATAAATACTTAAGATTAAAAATACTATATTGGTATCATAACTTTTTGAATTTAAAAAAGCACTTATTAATACAGCAATAATTACCAATACACTATCACCTAATAAAGCATTAACACCAACTTCTTTTGCATAATATTTAAAATAATCAAGCATATTATTTGAACCTTTAGGAATTAAAGTAAAAAATATGAAAAATAGAAAATCCAAAAGTAATTGCACTGCAACACATAATCCTGCAAACGAAGTTAATCCTACTTTTAATCCAAATTTAAAAACTAAAAATCTTCCTAATAACATGTATAAAACTCCAATCAATATATCCGCAATCATTGCAGATAATCTATATTTTTTATACCAACCTTCTAAAGAAGAACTATTATAGTAAATTTGAGAAAAAGTAATAAAAATAATTAATAAATCAGCATAAATGTTAGCTGTAATAATAGGAATATATTCAAATTTATTTTTAAAATCTATTGTAGGCTTTAAATTAGTTGTTTTTTCAATAATAAATGTTATCAAAAATAATAATCCGACGATAATTAATCCGTTCATATATATATTAAAATGATAATAATAAAAATAGTTTAAAATTAAATAAAAGAAAATAAATAATATTATAAAAAACTTTAAAATATTATTTTATAATAATTAATGGATGTTAACAAATTAATGTATGCATTAGATGATGAAAATAATGAAAGCATAATGAATTTAACTTCTCAAAAAATAATGGAAATGAATTTAAATATTTTAAATGAATTACATTTAGAAAAACAAATAACTTTAAATTATTTGAAAAAATTAAAAGAATATAAATATGTTGATGAATTAAACGATTTAAAATATGGAGCATTTATAAGGTGGATTCCAATTACAGATCCTAACTATTTACCATTATATAATTGTGGTATAATTTGTGATATTAAAATAACAGATATTGGAGTTATCATTATAGCTAAAAATTTTATGCATCGTCATTATTCATTCAAAATGGATGAATGTTTAATATTTCAAAAACTTAATAATCAGGAATTAATTATTTTAAAAGCTCTAGATCATTTAGAGAATAAATTAGATGAAGAAGTTGAAGATGAAGAAGAAGACGATAACTAATTTCTATTTTTCCTTGTTTTTAAATCGTTAAATAATCCAGGAATAAATTTACCAATTTTGATTGAATTGATTTCTGATTTTGATAATTTCTTTTTAAAATTAATACATTGTTTACCATTTCTATGAACACAAATACTTTTATGTCCCTTGCTATTTTTTATAAATACTTTTCGCGTTATTTTTCTACCACCTTTCATTGACTGTTGAATATTCTTATAAGAGAATATCATAAATATATATTATATTAATATAATAAATAAATGGTATTTACAAAAGAAACATTCGTTCATTTATTCCATATTTTATTTGTGGGATCATTATTTTTATATGTTGGAATTATAGGTGATAAAATACCTTTATTTTTATTTCCTTTATTAAAATATTTAGGTATATTAATTATATTATATCATAGTTATAAAGCCTATAATAAAATTGCTAATAATAAAAGCGCATGGGTAAATTACATTCATATTTTTTTAATAGGTCCATTGCTAATAAAAATTGGTTTAGATGGAGATAAGACATCTAGAAAATATTTTGAATTATTATTAATGGCTGGATTTGCTGCAATTGGTTATCATGGTTATTATTTATTTTTTTAGAAATTAATTTTTTATATTTCTTAATTATATAATGGGAGGAAATACCGGAAATATACGAACTCTAAGAAATCAATCTGGAACAAATGGTCAAAGAACATTAGGTTCAATTTTGGCTAGTGATGCAGGTAACGGAGCTGCTTCAATTGCTCGTTTATCAAAATGGTATGCTTTTTATGGAATAGACAATGGAACTGGTCAAACTTCAGGGTTTTTTACTAATGTTCTCGGTATTAAAAAAGGTTCACTAAGTAATTTTGCTCAATATAATTATTATAGTAGTTAACAATTTAAAGAATTGATCCATTTTTTATTTAGAGTTAAGTTAACACTTTGAAGTGCACCTTCCGTCCACCCCTGTCTTCTACTAACTGCTTCACCAACAACTAACAAACCTTTTTCAGGGTGCTGAGCATCAAATATAAATTCTTCACGATTATTATGATTTGTTTTATATAATGGATCATAATAATGAGTTCCAATTGGCCAATAATAACTTGTAATTGCTATAATTTTGAGACTTTTATTTTTAATATTCAATGATTTTTCAACTTCGTTTTCAAAAAATATTCTATTTTTCTCAGTATTTTCAGTATAATTTTTTAGAAAGTTGGCATTTTTATTATCAGAATAGGCAATCATATAGACTCCTTTTTGTAAATCCATAGGCACTATTTTTTGTAATGGTCCTGGAACAATAGTATAATAAGGAACATATTCTTTCAAAATATCATTGGATTGTTTTGTAAATTTTGCATAAACATATAAAAAAGGTTGACCATGAATATAATTATAAATATCATACATTGGTAATAATTTTTTTGTAGTGCTTATTCGTGTAGCAATAATAACTTTATTTGAATAATATTTTTTACTATTATCAGTAATAATTTCAAATTCACAAGGATAATTTTTTAATTTATTAATTTTTTCAACTTTATTGGAAGTTTTAATATTTTGATAACCAACTTTGTTACAAAGTTTATCAATAAGATCGCTCCACTTAATATCTAATGCTGTCCACCCCGGTCCATTATCTTCAAATTGATAATGATATAAAACTTCGTAAGCATCTTCATTTTCATAATCCGTATAACCCGCTGATACAAGTAACTTTTTATAATTAGTTTGTCCAAGATAATGTTTAGCAAATTGTTTGAAAGTTACAGAGTCATTCTTTACAGAGTCATTCTTTATAAAATTATTATACTGTTGCCTCAAATAAATTAAGCATTTTTTTACATTAATAGGATTTTTAATAAGACTTGAATAATTCATGTTAACCTTAAAAGGCTCATGTGAAATATTTAATTCATTTAATAATCTAATTAATAATTTATCAGTATCTTTTCTACCTACACCAGCGCCAACAACTATGGAAGCACCATAAAATTCAGAATTTCCTACACGTCCTCCAATATACTGTTTTTTATTACTTTCTAAAATTAAAAACTTAGTTGAGGGAGACATTTTTTTTATATTGTATGCGCTATATAAGCCGGAAAGGCCTGCTCCAACAATTATTATATCATAAATGTTATCCATTATGCTATAATAAAGAAATATTTTTTTATTTTCTTTTTTTTAAAGATTTTCTTTTTTTTAAAGATTTTCTTTTTTTTAAAGATTTTCTTTTTTTTAAAGATTTTCTTTTTTTCAAAGAATTTCTATTTTGTATTCCTTTTGCTTCATTAGATGAATTTGATAATTCAATATACTGACCATAATCTTCATTTCCATTATTCCAAAATGGATTTGGTCTTTCTATATCATATTCCTCTTTAAATTTATTCTTTGGTCTTTGAATTATAAATTCAAGTAAACCATTTGGTTTATCTATTGAAGATTTTGACTCTAAAGAAGATAAGGAATTTGAATATTTAATAGGGGTTTCTTTTTCATTTTCTCCTAAAAAAATTAAACTATTTAAAAAATCATCTTCATCTTCTTTGTTAGGTATATAAAAATTTTTTTCTGGATAAACTAGTCTCATAATATTTTTATTATGGTTAGGTAATGGACTTGTTATTGGAATATCAATATTAGATTCTTTATCATAATCAAAGTTTAATTTTGACGAATTCAATCCTTTACCTAAACTATTTTTATTTTTTTTAAAATATTTTCTCTTAATGATATTATGCATATATTAAAATTATATTATATTATTATTTTTTTCTCATAGTTTTATTTTTGTTAGTTTTACTAAATTTAACTGATTGTTTTTTGGTGCATTGAAATTTACCACGAGAAAATCCTTTATTTGAAAAAATAGTTTTGGTGCATATTCCAATAGATTTTGTATATTTTGGTAAATTATTTTCATTTTTATTATCAAGTTTATTTATACATCTACAAAGTTTTTGAGCCATAATTTTTTCCGCATTTAATTTAAGTAATCTTTTAGAATTAGGAATTTTTAATTTATAGAAATTTAAAATATTTATATAGTCTTTGTTAGTTAATTGCGAATAAGACATATAGATATTAACAATATTTTATTTTTTGTTTTTTATTTTAAAATATTAATGTATGAACTATAATACCAATATAGTTGTATTTGATTTAGATGAAACATTAGGTTATTTTGTTGAATTAGGAATGTTTTGGGATGCTTTAAAAGGATTAATACAAAAATATAATATAGAATTATTAATGGATCAAACATTTTTTAACGTGATATTAGATTTATACCCAGAATTTTTAAGACCTAATATAATTGGTATATTAAATTATTTAAAAAAGAAAAAAGATAAAAATCATTGTCATAAATTAATGATATATACTAACAATCAGGGGCCAAAAGAATGGGCTAGATTTATAATAAATTATTTTGAAAAAAAAATAAATTATAAAATTTTTGATCAAATTATTGCTGCATTTAAAATTCACGGAAACCATGTTGAGATTTGTAGAACTACCCATATGAAAACTCATAATGATTTAATAAAATGCACAAAAATTCCAGATGATGCAAGAATTTGTTTTTTAGATGATGTCTTTTATCCCGGAATGTCAAACGAAAAAATATATTATATAAATTTAAAGCCATATATTCATAATTTAACATTTGATGAAATGATCAATAGGGTAATTGAAAAGAAACTATTTAATATTCAAAGTGATTTATGTAAAGATTTTTTAACAACATTTTTAAAGAAATATGATTATATATTTGAAGATAAAACAGAATTAGCTCAAAGTGTAGATAAAATTATATCAAAACAAATATTGAAACATTTAGATATATTTTTTTATAAATTTTCTGATGCATGTTATAATATGAATACGAAACGAAGAAAAATAATTAAAAATAAAACATTAAAAAAAAATAAGAATATTACAAATTAGAAGCAAGATAATCTTTAACATTAATTAAATAGTTATGTAAATATTTGTCAATTGCCGAAGTAGCAAATAAAAATACCCCGGCGCTAAATGCTATTCTCCGATCTAAATCATTAAAAACAATTTTTCTAAAAGGATTAAAGCGCAATATAAGAAATAAACTAACATAAATTTGAACAAAAAAATGTAAATTATTCAAATATTGTGGTGCATTTACGAATAAACCAAAAGTAGTTGAAATATAAAGTATTATAGTTAAAAATGAAATAATATCAAAACCACTATTTTGTAATATATATAAATCTTTGTTATTTTTCATATAAAAAGTATTTTATAAAATATGTATATATATAAAATATTTTCTAATTGAAAAATTAATTAATTATAAATAGCTAATGTTCTAGCACTTGGATCTTTAGATTCAATATATTTAGGCATCCAATAATAAGGCACAATATGTTCACAATTAGGATAAAAAGAATTAAATAATGATTTATAATATTCTTTTTCTAAATCAATATCGGGTCCTTTTTCAGAATTTAATTTAATAGCTATTTTTTCTTGTAATATTTTATACAGAGACCTTCCTTGACAGCTTACGCCATCACTAAATGCCTCTTTTTTCCTCCACAAAATTTCATCAGTAAGTATAGGTCTGCCTTTATAATTTAAAAAATTATTCTTTGAAAAACTTTCTCTTAAAATAAATTTTTCAATTGAAAACTTGTTATTATGATTTCTATAAAATGATGGAATTGATAATATAAAATTCACAAAATTTCTATCTAAAAAAGGTGTCCTTGGTTCTAATCCATTAGAAGATATACTTTTATCTGAACGTAAAACATCAAATAAATGAATATCTTTTAATAATCTTCTTGTTTCTTTATCAAACTCTATATCATCTGGACACTTATTCATATATAAGTAACCACCAAATAATTCATCAGAACCATCGCCGTTAAATATTACTTTAGCGTGAGAATTTCCAGAAATATATTTTCCTAATAAATAATTTCCAATACTAGCTCTTACAGTAGTTGTATCATAACTTTCAATTGCTTTTATAACTTCAGGGATTATATTAAACATTTCATCTTCTGTAACTATAATTTCGGTATGATTAGTATCTAAATAATCGGCTACAATGCGTGCATATTTTAAATCTTCAGAGTCTTTTAACCCAATACTATATGTTTCCAATTTAGTGTCAATGTTATTTAATTTTAAATAATTATTAACTAATGCAGCTATTAAGCTGCTATCTAATCCTCCAGACAATAAACAAGCAATTGGTCGTTCTGTGGTAAAACATCTTTTAGTAACGGCTATATTTAAATAGGCAGAAATTTTTAAATATATCTCGTTTTCAAAATGAAGTGTAAAATTATTATGTAACCAGTTATATGAAAAAGATGGAATAAAATATGGAATATTTTCTCCGTATAAAACGGGTTCCCAATTTGAATTAACCTTATTGGATAAATTGTAAATACTATAAGTTCCAGGTTTAAATTGTTCAATATAAGAATTTACATTGTCGGAATTATAGAAATATTCCAAACATTTTAATTCTGATGAAAAGCCGTAAATGTTATTATTATTTTTCCCTTTTAAATAATATAATGGTCTTACACCTAACGGATCTCTTGCAATATAAATTTTATTATTTAAATCATTTGTAATACGATTATCATATAATATAAAAGAAAAAACTCCATCTAACATCATAAGAGTTTGTTCAATACCATATTTTAAATAAAGATGAATTATAACTTCACAATCAGATCCCGTCAATGGTGTAATTCCCATTGATAAATATAAACTATTATAATTATAAATTTCACCATTACATATTAAAATAATATCATTAATAATTAATGGTTGATTTGATTCATTATTAAGACCATTTATAGCTAACCTATGAAACCCTAAAATCATTTTCATAAAGTTTGTTTCAAGTTTAGAAAATTCAGGACCTCTAGCTTTTCCTTTTAAAAATTCTTTATTAATAATATCAAATGAATATTGATTATTATTTAGTAAACAAAAAATACCACACATTATTTACTTAATAATATACATTTGTATTTAAACATTTTTTTATATTAATTTATATAATAATATATATTGATGAATATACATAGTTTTTCCGATGAACCGACATCTTTAAGACAACAAATTACATATGAACGCAGTTATGAGCGAAATATTCCTTCACAACCTCTTCAACCATATTTAGATGCTAGACCGGTGCAAACAAAATTTTCAATTTTCCCAATTATTGATCCAAGAATGCAAATTCAAACACCTTTAATTCAACAAGCAACATATTCGCCAGAAACTGTTTTTAATCCAGGAAATGATTTTGGGCCTTGGTCAGGTTATTCATCAAATGTAAATAAAGAATCGGAATTAAAAAACCAAATTTATGCTAATACTTATTGTAGTCAAGCTTCATATATTCCGTCAAGTAATAGTAGTTTATATAAAATAAATTGGCAAAATCAATATAGACCTGAACAACCATTTCCAGATTTATTTAAAACAGAACAATTTTGTCCAGTAAATCCTAATTTAAACCCAAATGTAGTAGGATTTGCTTTGTTTAATAATTCAACTAGATCTCAAACTAAGGATTTAACAAAATAAAATTTCGTTAATAAATAAAATAAAGTTTATTTTATTTATATAAGCATGTCAGAGGAATTGGTTAATCAACTAACATTAAATTTTTTGATTAGTAAAAATCAATTGAATAAACTTAATAAAAAAATTAATGAAGATAAAGATAATGTAAGATTAAATGACAAAGAAAAATATAAAGAAAGAATTCAAAATCTATTTGAAGATTTATTAAACAATAAAATTCCAAATAATTTAATACAGGAAGTGAGAACAGGATTTGATTTTTTTTTAGATAAATGTATTTATTATTTTAAAATATCTGATAATAATGAAAGTGAAAACTTAAATGATACTAATGAAAATTTAAATGATTATATTAAAGATGATATTGATTTTGATAAAGATGATCAAGAGGATCAAGATGATCAAGAGGATCAAGAGGATCAAGAGGATAATTTAGAAGAGGATCAAGATGATCAAGATGATGATTTAGAAGAAAATACAAAAAATATATTTAAACCATTTGATAATAGCGAGAAAAAAACAAATATTAATATAAAAGAAAAGTATAATAAAAATTATCATAAATCAGAAGGTAAAGAAAATATTCAACATTTACCATTGGATTGGTTTCAAAATATTAGGCAAGATTATAAGAAAAATAAAATTATACCTAGAAAAAAAGAAATAACATATGAAGAAAAAAAGAAAATATAAACAAAATATATGAAGGAACAAAAGTATAAAAAATATACAAAAAAAAGTAGAAATCATAATAAAAAATATACAAAAAAAAGTAAAAATAGTAATAAAAAATTAGTAAAAGCAAATAAAACAAAAAAAAAATTCATTAAATTGAATTGTAGTCCAGAAAATCAAGATAAGGATTATACATGTTATACAGATAATGATTTATATAAATTACGAGATGTTTGGAATGCTAGACATCCTGATAAGCCAATTAATACAAATATTTCAAAAGAAATTTGGAATGAATTAAAAAACTATTATTCAAATATTTGTAATAAGGAATCCTGCTGGGTAAGACAAATGACAAAAAATACAAAAATGGAAAAAGAATTGCTAAAAGTATTTGCACCAGAGTCTCCTAAAGAATGGAAAAAAAATCCAAATGAATGGCTATCAAGTTTAGATATTATACAAGTTATGAATCAATATGAAAAAAAATACAAATGTTTTGATTTTTTAGGACCCTCACCAATAGACTATGATACCCATCAATTAAATGGTGAATGTGTTTGGGAAGAATTATGTCATTTTGATCTTTCAAAACAAATTTTAAAAGGAAAGACAAAAATTGGTATAATATTTAATACAGATCCTCATTATAAAGGAGGACAACATTGGATTTCCCTTTTCATTAATGTTAAAAAACAAACAATATTTTTCTTTGATAGTGCAGGAGATGAAATTCCAGATCAAATAAAGAAATTTGCTAACAATGTGTGTGAACAAGGAAATAAACTAACAAAACCAATACATTTTAAATTTGATCAAAATTTTCCTGTAGAACACCAGTATAATAATACTGAATGTGGAGTTTATAGTTTATTTTTTATAGTTCATATGCTTGAAGATAAAATTAATGGAGATTATTTAAAAACTCATATATTAAAGGATAAATATATTGAAAAATTCAGAAAAATTTATTATAATACTGAATTATAAAAATAATTATATTTAAATAATAAGTTAAAAATTTATTTATCATTTAAATTAAATGAATAATATTTCACAATTTTTAGAACAGGATAATTTGGAGTTACTTTGGGAGGTTTTATTAGATGAGTTAAATATAAATAATTCTAATACAAAACTCATTTCAAATATTAGAATAATTTTTGAAAGTAATATCAACCCTTTTATATCAAAAACTAATTCAAATATAAATATAATAGATTTAAATAAACAGTTTTTATCTCAACTAGTTACAGCTGTAAACCGTCTATTACCTGAGTTAAAACAAGAAAAAAATATTAAAAGAATAAATATTACTAACGAAGAAACAATAGAACCATATAAAATTGAGGATATTCAAACTGCTAATAAAAATATATTTGAAAAAGAATTGGAAATAAAAAAACTAGAATTAGAAAATTTTATGACACCTATTAAACCTAAAGAAGTAGATTTTTCTTATAAAAATTCAGAAGAAAAAATTACTGGTATTGAGTCATTAATTGCAGAAAAAATGGCCGAAAGAAATTATATGATTGAAGAAATAAAAATGTCTAGTTATAATAATTCTAATTCTCAAGAATGGTTAAAACCAAAAGAAACGTCAATTAATATAGAAAAAAAAGATAATAGAAAAATTGAAGAAAATAATATTTCAAATATAAGTAATGTTAAATATTCAGAAAACAATAATAATTTTAAAAAAGTCTCTTGGGAGGATGAAAATGTAAATATGGAACCAAATGATATATTTAAGAAATTAAAAAAACAGATTAATCAAAGTGATTCTATTTTAAATAATATTTCTTCAGCTAAGAATCCATCTATTATTCCAAATAGTGAAATTGTGAAGCAATTAAACGAAATGAATTTGAAAATAGATAATATATATACAATAATAAATACATTATCAAAAACTTTAGAAAAACAAAATTAAATTAAATTTTTTCTTTAACAATTTCATATTCTCCCTTAGAATTTTTAATTAATCTTCCTATTAATATTGGTCTTATACCTGGAACTTGTTTTGCTTGTAAAACACTGTCATAATCGTAAACTTGTTTAGTATCCATTCTTAACATATATCTTTTTCCAGTTGGTTTATGAGTAAATGGTCTAGCTTCCCAATCAATTATTACTCTATTTATATCTGCAACTGTATCATTTTCATCTTGAGATATATTTGGATTATATGAAAAATCATTTACAGATGGTTGACCAAATGATAAACAAACTAGACCTTCTTTGGAACTTGATTTTACATGAGTAGCACAATCAATAGATGCTTCTTTTACTGCTGTTAATAATTGTGATGTCAATTGTTCTTTAATAGTTGATATTTCAAATAATTTTTGATCTGATGTTTGAGGAACATAAGGGGCTTGTTTGGATAAGTCCTTTAATTTTAACTCAATAGCAAATTCACTATTTAATTGTGATTCTGTAAAAGTCATTATATAAATAAAAACTTCTACTGTTTGTAAAGCTTTAGGTAAATCTTGATGGGAACAAATACGTCTTGCACGTCCAATAACTTGTTCTAAACGCACTGGATGCCAATAAGGTTCCATAATATGAACATATCTAGTATTTCGTAAATTTATACCTTCTGACCCTGCAGATGTAATCATTAAAACTTTAATAATTTCGCCAAGATTATTATTACTACTTTTAGATCTTAATTGAGAAGCAATATTATTTGGTATATAATCCCAGGTTCCATTATAAATATTACGTAAAATTTCCCTTTCTTCTGAATCTTCAGTTCCAGTATACAAAGCATAACATGGTTTACCCATGTCTTCTTCAGTCATATTTAATTCCCAACCGTTTACACCTGATCTTTTAATTTTAAATTTGGCAAAACCGTTTGCTTCTAGTGTAAGAGAAAAAATTCCAATTCCTTCCATAGATCTAAATTGACTATAAATAAGATGTAAACCTTGATGATCAGGATCTTCAATATTATCAAGCATAGCTAAAAATTTCGGACTATATGTTTTAAGTCCTTCTGGTGTTAAGAATTCATTGGAGTGATCCTTAAGATATTTTAATGCATTTTTAATAGATTCTTTATATTCATTGGAACCCATTTTTTCTAATATTTCATCACCTTCCAATTCATCAGCTTCCCTTAATAAAGCATCTTCATCTTTATATTCATCCAATTCAATAATTTCATCTTCATCAATTTTATCAATATAATTTTCTGCAGGATTTTCTGACCCACCTTTAAAATTATATTCGGAATCGGAATCGGAATCGGAATCGGAATCGGAATCGGAATCGGATTCGGAATCGGAATCGGACTCGGAATCGGAATCGGAATCGGAATCGGAATCGGAATCTAAAGATCCACCTTTTTTGGCTTTTAAAGCTTCTTTTTTAGCTTTTTCTTCGGCCTTTAAAGCTTCTTTTTTAGCTTTTTCTTCAGCCTTTAAGGCTTCTTTTTTAGCTTTTTCTTCGGCTTTTAAGGCTTCTTTTTTAGCTTTTTCTTCGGCCTTTAAAGCTTCTTTTTTAGCTTTTTCATCGGCCTTTAAAGCTTCTTTTTCGGCTTTCAAAGCTTCTTTTTTGGTTTTTTCAACATCTTTTTTTGTAGGTGCTTTTTCTTCCATTACCTTTTCTTCCATTTCTTTTTCTTCATCTACTTTTTCCAAAATATTATCTCTGCTTTTTCTAAATTCATTAGGATTAGGTCTTCCAGGAGGAGAAGGCATAACAAAATTACAAGCTAAACGTGAAAAAATACGATAAGTTGAAGATGGTTCATTAAATAGTCCATCATTATCTACAACTCCAGATGATTTTTTCTTTGGTTTTTCACTTTTTCTTTCTTCATGACGATAATTTTCATAAACTTTAAATTGATAATCACTCATTTGAACTAAAACTTCATGTTTATCAAAATTTTTATCATATGATGGTAATAATTCTTCTTGAGCGGAACGAAAATAAGATGTTAATCCAATAATTCTTCTTTTAAATTTATCTACATTAATAATATTTCCATTTGATTTATTAATAAACATATTTGTAAATTCTTCTAAAGTGTCAGGTAAAGCCGTGTTAACTGAAAAGGTAGTGCCTTTTATTAAAGCAGTAATATCATTTTTCTTTAAAAGTTTTACAATTCTCTTTATAAAATCGCCATCAGATAATGTTCCTCTTTCTTCTCCGACTTCTTCGCCCCTTTCATTTGTTTTTTCTTTTTTTTCATTTGTAACTCCTTTATAACCGGATGAAGATGTAATTTTATTTTCAAACCCATAAGGATTACGTGTTATTGTTAAAGTTTTAGAACTAGGAACATAATCAATATAATCTAAAATCTTCTCTTTTGAGAAAAGTTGCTGTAATATTTCCTTTGATAATTTTTTATTTGACTCGGAATTTAGAGTAAAGTTCCAAGATTTAATATAACCTCTCAAAATATTAAATAAAATACCAATTTCATTAGGATAATTTATAATAGGAGTTCCGGTCAATAAAACTACTTTAGCATTATCAGCTCTTAATAAATATTCATATAAAAGTAAAGCTAATGAATTAGGAAGTATTCCATCAGGACCACGTTTCTTTTCAGAAAATTTTGATATTTTATTGATTTTATTTACAATTCTACTTATTAAATTGTGAGCTTCATCAATAATGACAATAGAGTTATCAAAAATATTATTTTCAAAATTATTTGTTAGTTGTTTGAATTTTTCTCTTCGTAAGCCGTTATAATTAATAAATGTATATTTATTTTTAATCATTTCGTCTAATTGATCATTTAATGATTTTTTATCTGAAGTTGATAATTCAAGATAATTTGAAGGTTTTGTAATATTTATTAACCAAGCTCCATGTTTTCTTCTAATATATTCTCTAGGTAAGCTAAGAGATGCTGATAATGGGTTAATTAAATCTTGATTATCATCTATAGATATCCATTCCCAAAATTGATTTTTTCTATATATTAAATCTCCAAATTTTTTTATTTCCTCTATATAATTTCTTTTTAATGATGCTGGAGTCATTACTATAACTTTTCTAGAACTTTTCATTCCCTCAGCAATAGCAATAGAACTATTGGTTTTACCAGAGCCTAATCCATGATATAATAATAAGCCTCTATAAGGTGTAAATAAATTCATATAATCTTTAACAATTTTTTGATGTGTTAAAAGAGAAACTTCACCAGTATCTTTGCCAATATTATCACATGTAATATTTTTGGTTTCATCTAATAAATCTTCTTTATAAGGTTCAAATAAGCCATTAATAAAATTTACGAAAATTTCTCTATTATTCATATAATAACTAGAAACATTTACATTGTAAATAGGCATAGGAGGTAATCTTTTTTCTACTACTGTATCACCAATTTGAACCATTAATTCAGGTCCTAAAGGAATGACGCCTTTGGTAACCTTTTTTGAAGATCTCTGTCTAGGTTTATTAGCAGCAATTAAAGGATCATTTTCATTTACATTTACAAGATTAATTTCATCAACACGTGGTCCGCCTTGAGGAAGTTCTTCAAATAAAAGTTTGTCTTTATCAATTTCTTCCTCTAAAATAATAGATTTTTTGCCTATCTTTTTTGGTTTTACAACTATTTCTTCAATAATTTCAGGTGCTTTTGAATTAAGAATTTCTTTAACTGGTTCAGGAAATTTTTTTTGAACAGAGGAAATATTTTTTTGTTTAATTTTATTTAAAAAATCACTGGATTTTTTTCCTTCATCTCGTTGCGCGGTTATAATTAGTGGAGTTGGGTTTTCTAAAACTACTTTAACTCCAGGAAAAGGTTTTATATTGGGTTTGAATTTTAATTTTTCTTTAAGTGTGTCTAAATTATTCATTACCTTATATATTTTGAATATATAATTTTTATATTTTTAACAAGATTGAATATAAAATTGAATATAAAATTTTATAATAATAGAATAATATTATTATAAGATTAAATGATGGAAGTATTTCAAAATATTTATCCTTCAACTTTAAGAAGTCGTATGAAAGGCGAATATATTAGAATGTTGCCTTTATATAAATCAATAATTGTAAAAATAGAAGAAGAAAAGATAATATTTTTAATAGAGGAAAGTGAAAATAAAGTTTTTAAATTTATAGTTTCAAATCATTATCCTTTTGAACCGCCAATTGTTTATGTTAACGATAATCCATTTAGTTATTTTCACAGACTAAATAATAGATTTATCAAAATTTTAAAATATTTAAATGGAAAAGATTGTTTTTGTTGTAGTTCATTTTTATGTAAAAAAAATTGGTTTCCAATTCATACAATGAAAAATATTATAGATGAGTTAGATGTTATAAAAGAGATAAAGTATAATATTATAATAAAAACATGTTTAGATAAAATAAAACAAAAATTTCTAAATAGAGATATTGATTTAGATTCTTGGCTCTTTCATATAGCTGATCCCTCAGCTTTAATACCAGAATAAAATTACAAGGATGTAAGAAATTGTAAAGCTTCATTACATGCAATTTGTTCTGCTTTGCGTTTGATTTTATGTTGTCCTTCGCCTAAAAATAAAAATATTTTGCCATCATTTTCCAAAATATAATCTTGGACAGATTTGAAACTACTTTGTAACCCAGAAAATGTATTAATATGAATTGCATTAGCAATTTCAACATTATAAATTGGTTGACCTAAGCATAAATAAACACCCATTTTATAACCATCCTCAGTATCAGTATTGATTTGTAAATAATGAGGGGTAACTTTGAATTCTTTTTGAATTTTAACTTGTAAAATATTTTTATAATTATCATCATTTTGAATTAATGCAACCCAATCAATATGTTTTTCAAAGACAGTTTCAATGAATTTTTGAGCGATTTGAAATCCAGGTCCAGTAATAAACATATTTTGAAACCATCCTTCTTCATCATTGACAATAATTTTATTAAAATCTAAAAACAAGGCTCCAATAAATGATTCAAATAGACATCCGAGTTTCTTCAAGTTTGTTCTCGTTTTTTTCTCTTCAGCATTTCTAGATAAAATTAGCCATTTATGTAATCCCATTTCTAAAGCAATTTTGCCAATAGCTTCATTTTTAACAATTGCGATTTTCTTCTCAGTCATGAATCCTTCATTGCTTTTAGGAAATCTTCTATATAAAAGATATTTGGTAACACATTCTAAAATACCATCACCAAGAAATTCAAGTCGTTCATTTGATTTAGTGCTTAAAGGTAAACAGTCAGGTGGTCTTTCAACAATAGTAATATTTTGTTGAATATTTTCAAATTCCGGCCTCTTCGTATAAGATCTATGAACAAATGCGCGTCTATATAATTCCATATTATATACTTTGGGAGGCAAACCATATTTGGTAAGAATAGATTGAACGTCGTTCAATTTAATCTCACTATTTAAAGAATTATATGGGTTGAAAATTAATCCTTCATCTGATTTAATTATGTCGTCATCGTGTAGCAAAGTTTTGTTGTCGTTCATTATTATAAATATGGAACTGTTTCTTTAATTTGTTTTCATAATTAATTTAAAAAATTGATTTAAAGATTACGCGCGTTATTTCCTATATATAATAAACCACAATGGAAGAAATCTGGAAACCTGTCAACGAATTTCCCAATTACCATATTAGCTGTTATGGAAATATAAAAAATGTTATAACTAATAAACCGTTAAAACCAAATTTAAAGAGTGGTTATTATCATGTATCATTGGTAAATGAAATTATAAAAAAATCATTAAAAATACATAGACTCGTTGCTTTAGCATTTATTGAAAATCCTGAAAATAAGTCTGATGTTAATCATAAAGACAAAAATAAATTAAACAATAATGTATTAAATTTAGAATGGATGACTAGAAAAGAAAATAATATCCACCGTTGTCAAGGAATAATTATTTCTAATAACAAAAATAAAGCTATTTATAAAATTTACAACGAAGTAAGTAAAAATAATGAACAAATAGTAGAATCTTATAATTCAATTGAAGAAGCTGCTAATTGGGCATTTAATTCTGGATTTACAAAAACAGTTCATAACGGGCGTAATGCTATAGGAAATTGTATTTGTGGATTATCTAATTCTGCTTATGGGTTTAAATGGAAATTAATAAATAATAACGAAGATTTAGAAAATGAAATTTGGAAACAAGTTATTATTGAAAATATTGATGATGATAAAAAATATTTTGTTTCTAATTTAGGAAGATTTAAAAATAGTTTTGGAATAATTATGGATAATTATAAAGTTAATGAAAATGGTTATATTAGAGTTTTTATTTATAATAGAACTTATGCTTTACATCGTTTAATTGCTTTAACATTTATAGAAAATCCACAAAATAAAGAACAAGTTAATCATATTGATGGGAATAAAATTAATAACAGAGTTGATAATTTAGAATGGGTTACTAATTCTGAAAATCAACTTCATAAATTTCAAATTGGTTTAGGAAATAATTTTACAAGGACAATTAAACAATATGATTTAGAATGGAATTTTATTAAAGAATTTGAGTCAATTGCTTTAGCTTCAAAAGAATTAAATATAGGAAAAACAAATATTTGGGGAGTTTTAAATAAAATTAGAAAAACAGCTGGTGGGTTTATTTGGAAATATTCTCAAGATGAAAATATAGATTATTCAGAACAAATAACCATTAATAAAAATATAGGAAGAAGTGTAGGACAGAATGAATTTGATTGAAATTCATAAAAGCACATCTGATGCTGGTAGAAAATTAAATATTAAAAAGCAAAATATATTTGGTGTTGTTCACAATAAAAGAAAATCAGCTAGAGGATTTATTTGGAAATATTTAGATTAAATATATAATAATATTTTTTTATATTGTTTTATTATATATAATGGTGTATATGTCGGGATCTCGAAATAGCCGTAACCAGGCTTCAATTGTTAATCGTCCTACATGCGGTGGTAATAAGAAAGGCGGTTTAGCACCAAGTGTTGGATGGTATTTATCATCTAATCCTAATCTTATTGGCGCATCAAATACTCAATACAGATTAGCCTGTGTTCCTAATAGAACAATTCAAACTCAAAATTACGGTTACAGAGCAACTATCGGTGGAAATATGGGTTAAAACATCTAGGAAAAAAAAAATATATATTTAAGAAATAATAATTTAATAACATTCTTATTAAATTACTATAATGATCATAAAAATAGATTCAAGGGAACAAGAACTTTTTAAAAAATGTGAAACTACAATTCAAACTATTCAAAAATTTAAAGATATTAAACTTATATCTGAAAATCTTCCTTTAGGAGATATAATTATAAATGATGGAACTAATGATTGTATTATTGTTGAACGTAAAACGTTAAACGATTTAGCTGCAAGTATTAGAGATGGTAGGTATGAAGAACAATCTTTTCGTCTAAACGGAATAAATCATCCTAATCATAATATAATTTATTTAATTGAAGGAGATATTAATAGATTCAATTCATTCAAAGATAGAATTGATAAACAAACCTTATACAGTGCCATTTTTTCTATAAATTATTTTAAAGGATTTTCAATCATGCGTTCAAATTCAATTGATGAAACAGCTATGATTTGTTGTAATATGGTTTATAAATTAATCGGTGGTTTAAAATCTGGTAAAATTGGATATTATTTGAATAATAGTAATATGTTATCATCTGTTTTGCCAAAAGAAGTACATGGTATAAAGAATGAAGGTGAAAAGAATGAAGGTGAAAAGAATGAAGGTGAAAAGAATGAAGAAAACGATGGGATTCAAAAGAATGGAGAAAAAGACTATTGTACAGTGGTTAAAAAGGTTAAAAAGGATAACATTACAACTGAAAATATAGGAGAAATTATGCTTTGTCAAATTCCTGGTATTAGTTCCGCATCTGCTT